CGCGGGCGAGTTCAGTCACCGCCTCCTCACTGATGCTCGGGCCGAGCACCGCGTGGGCGATCTCGTGGAGCACCGTCTCCATTTTCTGCGAGCCCCGGCAGCGATCGTCGATGAGGATTCGCGGGCTGGTCGCGTTGTCGAAAAACGTCCAGCCCATCGCGGCGCCCTTCAACCGGGTGAACCGCAGGAGCCAACGCTTGCCGTCGATCGTGATGTGATGATCTTCAGCCACGGGCAACCCTTTCGCCCGTCAGTGTCGCGGGGCTGTCAACCGATGCCGAACTTGCGGCCCAACTGGGTCAGCCGCTCTTGCCGCTTCTTGCACCCGCAGTCCTTCACGCCCACTACGGCGGCGACCGCTTGGGCTCGTTCCTTCGTGATGCCAACCGCAGCGAGCCCGGCGGCCACCATGTCACCCAGGCCAGGCTTGGCCCGCGGGTACGCCGGGTGTGTCTCGTCTACCGTGATCTGGTCGCCGTCTTGGGTGACGATGCAGGGCCGTACCTCGTCGAGCGTGTAGCCACGCTGGCGGCATCGGGCCTCAAGGTGGCGCATGCGGCAGCGGATCATGGCAGCGGGTTGCAGGGATAGATATCTACTGTTTGACCCGTGCACAATAGTGACACAAAGAAATCTTCTAACGTTATGCTGGTCGGCTCTGCCTCCCCATCAACTCCACCGCAGCAATCGCCAAGAACACGAAGCGTAAACCCAAAACCCAGGGTAGCAAGACTGATTTCTACTCGCGCGTTTGCATATCCAGCGTTTTCTATTTCTGAAAGCACATTGGCGTTTTGTATTTCTTGCTGTAAAGCAGCAATGTCAGCATCGCGGCTTTCTTCTGTTGCATTGCTATTGCTGCAGAACAAAAACCCAACGCGACAATCTTGGCAGCAGCACGCCTGCTCCGTGCCGACCTTGCCGTCACGCAGCACGACCTTGCCGTCTTGAATCGTGATGAGCGTCATGGGCTAGAGGTTGCCGTGGCGCAGGTCGTGATCGAGAACCATTGAATGATTCCCCCGCTATCCTTGCCCAACACCTGCTGCTCAAGGGCTACATAGTCAGGCTGGAGAGCCAAGTTCGCCGACACCAAATGCCATGTGCCGCGATGGAGAGCCGCCCAGCCCTGCCCCACGTTGACGCCAGCAAACGTGTTTTTTGCTACGGCAGTAATCGAGGAATCAACGAACTCAATCGTGCTCGTGCTGTTCGCTGGCCACTCGCCCGACCACTGCACGTACCGCACCCGCTTGCCCGCTTCGGGCTGTACCTTGCCGAATGTCAGCGGTGCCCCGTCGCGATTGCCGCCCTCGACCTGACGCACGACGGCAGCGATCCGCTCGGCGGCACCGCGAGTGAAATCGACGCGGGCGGTACTCACTACTCCTCCAAGATCTGGAGGAGCAGCCGCGAGTCGGGAGCGTTCGCCTGGGCGGCGTAGTTGCCCGCCGCGAGCCGCAACACGGCGGCATCGCCCGGCTTCAGCCGCACCGTCTCGAAGAGCGTCGTGCCGCTGACCCGGCCGAACGAGATCGTATGCGTGCCAGCGGTCGCCAGCGACCGAGCGAAGCACAGCCCGAGGGCCGACGCCGACGCCGTGGTGATCGCCTGGGTGCTCGTGCCGACGTTGAGCGTCAGGGCCAGAAGCCCCGTCGCAGAGAAGTCGCTCGTGATGTTCGACGCGTTGAGGTTTTGGTTTAACGCCCCGGCGTTGACGTTCACGTTCACGCTGTAGCTGATGTCTGCCATGAGAACTCCTAGGACGGCGGCGTGCCAAAATACTGTGACATACTGATTCGCTTGTAGACGCGACGGGTCAGGATCGCGGGCAAGGTCGCGCCCGCTTGTTTGCCGCCGCTGCCGTCGAGGGCGATCGGATTCGCGGAGGCGACTTGCTCGCCGTCCGGCCCCTCGACATCGGCCCGCTTCTTTACACCACCGTCGATGTAGTTGAATCCCACATCGGGCAAGAGCAGGCTCCACCCGCTCTGACGGCAGAGCAGTTCGCTCGTGATCTTCCAGTACCGCACTTCCTGCCCGTTCACAGACTCGACCGCTTGCTCGCCCGAGATGCCCTGCACCTTCACGCCGTCTTGGGGGAAGCCGAGGTAGCTGCCGTCGTTGACGCAGTTCGTGACCGCCGCCGCGAGAGCCGACGGGAAGTTTTGTCGGTTGCTCTGGATCGTGACTTTCTGCTGGGCTTCATCGACGCTCAGCCCCTCGAAATAGTCGCCGGCCGAGTTCGTGAGCGGCTTCTGCGTTGAGCCGTCGTAGTAGTAGAGGGCGGGCACCGCGACGCCTTGGGTCTGAAACTTCCACACGTCGGGCCGCAGCCACGGCAAGAGGGCGATGTCTCGCTCGCTCGCCGCTGGCACCTTGTACCGGGCGATCGCCTCGTGCCAGTAGCGATTCTCCTCAAACGCTTCGTTGACCTCGACTTCGTAGCACAGGGCGAACGCGTACTCGGGGTGCGACGAACCGTGCGTGCAGCCGATCGCCGCGATCACCGTGCCCGCGTTCGTGTTCGGGTCGTTGAGCGTCGCGATAAATCGCCGCTCGAACTCGGGCGACGCCCCGATCAGATGCGTCGCGGTACGAGCCAGTTCTCGCCAAGAGTGAACGCTCATGGTCAGCCCGTCCCCGCGAGGATGTCAACCTTCTCGGCGTTCAACTTGGCGATCTCTTTCCGCATCGCCTGGAGTTCCTTCGTCTGGGCTTTTGCCTCCGCGATGGCGGGATCTTCCTTCAGCGTGTCGAAGAACGCGGAGATGCCGCCCGAGCGGATGTCGTTGATCTCGACCGAGCCAGTGCGGACGGTGGCGAGCTCTTCGGCGCGGGCGAGTTCGATCTGATATTGGCGGTCGCTGATCTTTGCCTGGGCGTCCGCGATCTGCTGGCTAACGCGTTCAAGTTCGCGTCGCTGATCTTCGGCTCGCCGCTCGGCCTCCTCGGCAATCCGCTCTGCTTCCTTGGCAGCGTCCTCTCGGGCTTTCTTGGCACCGCTCGCAATGTCGCCCTCGCGGGCCTCTACTTGATCGAGCGTCGCAAGCCGGGAGGCGAGGGCGTTGATTGCCTCGGTGTCCCCGGCGGCTCTGGCTGCCTGGAGTTGCTCCTCAACCCGCACGATCTCCTGCTGGATCTTGAGCAGATTGTCGGCCGCCCTCGCCCGGCTGGAGTCGCCGCCGAACTGCTCATCGACTCGGATCTGTTCGAGGTTCGCGTCGATGATGTCTTGCACTGCCTTGGCTTCCGCTTCAGCCCGCCGCTGGGCTTCTTCCGCGAGCCGCCTGTTCTCCTCTGCAACGCGGCGGGCCACGTCGATCTGCTTCTCAAACTCAGCGGTCGCGTTGGCAACGCCGCGAGCGTACTGCTCAGCGTTCAGTTCGCCGTCGTTCGCTTGCTCTTGCAAGTCAGCGAGGGCTTGCTCGAACTCGAACGCGGCATCGAAGCCAGCCTGACCGAACTCGCCAGCCTTGGCGATCGCGGAGTCGAGCCCCTTCTGCGAGTCTGCGAACGCCTTGTCGAGTGCCTTGACTTGCTCCGCTGTTCGCTCGACCGATTCAGCGGTCTTCTCTGTAGCTGCTGCGGTCTCTTCAGCGGTCGAGAAGAACGACCGGAAGAAGCCGATCGTACCGTTGACGGCATCGCCGAACGCCCCGAACACCGAGCCGACGGTACTGAGAATCGGCCCGAGCACGGTGCCAATGGTCTGGGCTACTACCGTGACGATGTTGATGAGTCCGCTAAATGCCGTTGCGATCCCTTCAACAAGCCCGACGAACGGCAGAAGCACCGACTGCCCGAGACCTTGAATCGCTACGCCGACTTGATCGAATGCAGCACCCAGGCCGGAAAAAGCGGTGCGGTCGGTTTCGCTCAGTGCCGCCCCGAAAGTCTGGATGTCATCGGCGGCACCGCCCAACTCATTGAAGAACGGAAGCAACTGCACACCGCTGCGGCCAAACAAGGCTATCGCCGCCGCTGACCGCTGGGCAGGGTCTTCGATTGCAGCCAGACGCTCGCCGATCAAGTCGATCCGCTGTTGCTCCGAGAGTGCCCCGAAGTCTTGAACCGAAACGCCGAGCCGCTGCAACGCCGCCTGGGCTTTCTTGCTCTCTTCGTCTGCCCCCGCGAGCGTGTTCTGAAGCCGGGCGAACGAGCCGCTTAACTGCTCAATCGAAACGTCGGCTCGGCGGCCGGCTTCCTCCAGCACTTGCACGAACTCGAACGAGACGCCCAACTGGGTCGCCAAGCGACTAAGCCGCTCGACGCGATCCTCCAGGGCAACCAAGCCACGCACGACTGCAACCGCCCCGGCGGCGAACGCCGTGATTCCAGCGAGGGCGAGCGTGAACGGGTTGACGAGAGCCGTGACCGACGAGGCGATGCTCGTGAGCCCAGTCTTCAGCCCGCCCGCGAACACCCGCGACAGCCCCTCGCTCGCACTCGCGATGCCCGAGATCCGGCCTGCGATGTTGCCCAGCGGGCCGGGCAGCACCGAGAACACCCCCGAGAGTTCGTTGAACTTGAGCGTCGTACTCTCGGCTGCGGTGTCGATTTCTTTCTGCTGCACCGCCAGCCCGCGAGCCGCACGCTCCGCGTCGGTCAGCCCCTTCGCGGCGTTCTCGGTCGCCCGGTTGTAGGTGTCTAGCGAGATCCGCCCGGCGTTTAGTTGCTCGTTCAGTTCTGCCTGGGTGCGGTCGAACCGCTCCAGCGGCAGGAGGTTCGCTTCGGTAATCCGGGCCGCACGCTCGAAGGCGGCGGCTTCTTTGTTCACCGCTTCAGTGAGTCGCTCGAAGCCGACCGCGAACTGCGTCGCAGCCCCGTCGCCACCATCGCGGAGCGTGTTGATGAGATCCTGCGACTCCTTCTCGAACCGAGCCTGGGCCGCCGCCGCCGCTTCGCTCTCGCCCGCGAACTTCGCGAACTGACTCGTCAGCTTGTCGGCTTGATCGCCCAGCCCCACAAGCGCACGCTGCACCGGATCGAGCTTCAGCCCGCTGGCGTCAGCCGTGACCCGCAACGCTAGTGAGAGGACGTTAGCCATTGTTCGCTTCGAGATCGCCGAGACCGAACTGCCGTCGCAACTCCAACAACGCCGCCATGTCCTGCGACTCGTGCTGCGGCGGCTTCTCTATCGGAATGAAATCCTCGGGCTTGGGTCGTTTCGAGTTCTTCCCGATGTGCGGAGCCAGGAGTGCCGTGACGATCAACGCCGTCTCCCGCCACGAGTCGGGCAACGCCGAGTAGTAGCGGTTGTAGGCGATCCACTCAGAGAACTCGGCCGAATCCATTCGCGTGCCCAACTCACCGACGGTCATGTGTAAGTCGCGAGCGACCGCGAACATATACCGCCGGGTCGGGCTCGCGTTTAGCCTTTTCCCAACTCCTGCACATCCTCCTCTGTCATCCGGTTGTGCTTCATCGCTTCGTCGAACAGCCGACCCATCACCGCACCGCTCTTGCTCGCGAGCTTGTCGATCTGGTCGCGAGTGAACAGGAGCTTGCCGGCCTCGTCGCACAGCACGCCCGCGAGGTACTGCGTGCGGAAGTTCTCGATGCCGGTTTCCTTCTTGCCGATCCACTTCCGCTCATACGAGTCACGCTCGCCCACGCTCATGACGCGGATGAAGACATCGCCGCCCCACTCGGGGACAGGAACCCGCTTCAGTCCGAGATCATCCGCCGCGAGAATCTGATCTGCCGTCAGTGCCATCTGTCACGATCTCCTAGGGATTAGTCGGAGCCCCGACCGTATCCTGCACTCTAAAAGTGAAGGCAAGCCGCACGACCTCATTCGCGACGGCTTCGATCCGCTGGTCTTCGTAGATGCAATCTGAATCGAAGAACGTGACCAGCGTTCCCGCCGACGCGGTGCGACCCGAGAACGTCAACCGCTTCCGCCGCCCGTACTCGCTCACGGGCAGATGAGCGGTCGAGAATCCAGCCAGCCGCAACGTGCCCAGGCTCGGCGTCCACGTCGTGATGCGCCCGAGCGGCAGCCCGCGAGCGGCGTCTAGGTCAAACGCCTGCACCTCTTGGAGCGACTGACCGCCCCAGGTGATCGTGAACCCCTGACATGGAATCGCCATGACGGCACCCCGTCATGACTAGCGGGCAACCGTGATGACGCCCTGGCCCCGGATCGCGTCGTTCGTCGCCAGCGTCAGGGTCGAGCTCTGCACGGTGTGGTAGCTCGCCGTGGTGCCACCGACCAGCGTCACGCCCGCAACCTGAATGTGATACGTGCCGGTCGCCCCGTCCGAGATGACGATCTTGCCGATGTAGTCGAACGTGATCTGCCGACCCGAACCGCCGTCCTCGGCAGGCACCACGAGCGGCGGCGTCAGCCGAGCCGCCAGTTCGCCCGTTGACTGCCCGAGGTGGGCAACGTCCACCAGCGCATCGGCACCCGCGCCGGGATTGCTGTTCGAGATCACGATGTTGCTCACGACGTAAGTCGAGGAAACACCGTTGAGCGTGAGCGTGAGCTTCGTCCCACTGCCGGAAACCGAGGTATCGTGCGGGGTCGAGAATGACACGGGCTAGATCTCCTGCCAGAGAATGGTGTAGGTCTGCGTCACGCTGTAGACGGCGGGCAACTCGCCGCCGGCCAACTGCACGAACCCGTCGCTCTCACTGAGCAGCGACACGTTCCTGACTGAAATCCAGTTTCCCAGCGTGCCGCCGAAACCATCCAGTACCGCCCGGCAGCGGTCTGCCAGTTCCCTTACTCCCTCGTAGGTCGTGGCGTACATATCCACGGCCAGCGTCACG